ACAAGCCTTATTTCTGCTGAAAAAACATGGGAGTCTGAACAGACAGAATTTTTCAGTGACAAGGATAATGCCAAACTTAAAGGAAATCCCATTGTCTATGATGCTTTTGCCCGTGAGGTCAACCGGCTTTTAGGGGTCAAAGAATGGAAATCAAAAACCGGTCCTGAAATACTTGCCAAGGCAAAAGAATCAATCAAGTCTGCCTTTGGGATTCAGGACAGTAAAGAAAGTATGAAAAAAGAGGACTCAGACGGAGAGAAGGCAGTCAAAGCTGCCAAGAAATCTTCTGGAAATCGTACAGGTCCCAAAACATTAAAAGATGTACCCGCATCCGACAAGAACACGGATGACGTTTATGAATACTTAGATAACCTTGAAGGTGCGGAGTATGAGACAGCACTCGCAAAGTTGTCCGAAGCAGAATTGGAAGCATACGAAAGGGCGTAGGGCCTTTGGATGCAGTTCTAAAGTTTTAAAAAGGTCAGTGGTTCAGTATAGCTCACCTGTCAATTGCGGCAGGGTAAGACCGAAAAATAATCAACATAAGGAGCAATACTATGAGTAAAACAATTATCGGTCTTAATGATCCCAAAGCGGTTAAAAAGTATTCCGCATTTTTAGCAATTGACACCCCGAGAAAATCTTTCTGGTCCAAGAAGTTTACAGGTCCGGAAGGTGGATCAACCCCTGTTGTAAAGGTTGACCGTTTGAAGAATGATGCCGGGGAATATGTCTCTTTTGATCTCAATATGCAGTTAGGGATGAAGCCTGTTGAGGGTGATGATATCCTGGAGAACAAAGAAGAAAAACTCAAGTTCTACACTGATGGATTATATATCGATCAGATGAGGGGCGGAGTTAATGCCGGTGGACGTATGACCCGGAAAAGAACCATCCATGATCTTAGAAAAGTGGCCCGTGCACGTCAGTCTGATTGGTGGGCCAGAGTGTTTGACGAGCTGCATTTTATGTATGCATCCGGAACCAGGGGGGTCAATGATGAATTTATCTTTGATGCAACTTATCCCGGGTTTGCTAACAACCCGCTTGCAGCACCGGACAGCCTGCATCACTATTTTGCAAATGGCAAGGCAAAGGCCACAATAACGGTTGATGACAAAATGTCCCTTTCCGGCGTTGATCGCCTGGTTGCCGAGGCAGACATGATGGGTGGCGGTACCCAGGGTACCCCTCAGATCCAGCCGATTAAACTTGAAGGTGAAGATCATTTCCTTCTTCTTATGAATCCATGGCAGGCTTATGACCTCAGAACGGATACAGCATCTGGAAAGTGGCTCGATATCCAGAAGGCACTTGCAACCTCAGAAGGAAAAAAATCTCCGATCTGCAAGGGTGGCCTTGGTATGTACAACAACGTGATCCTTCAAAAGCATAAAGGCGTTATCCGGTTCGACGATTATGGATCAGGCGGAGATGTCAAGGCAGCTCGTGCATTATTCCTTGGTGAGCAGGGCCTTGCAGTCGCATGGGGTTCTTCCGGCTCAGGTCTGCGTTTTGACTGGCACGAAGAGTCAAGAGACAACGGGAATATTCTGATCATCAGCACTTACAGCATGTTCGGGTTGAATAAGGTGGCATTCAATGGCCTTGATTATGGCCTGATTGCCTATGATACAGCAGCGACAAAAGTTTAATAAAATAATTTTATAAGGAGTTTTTAACATGCCTACATTTGAAAGCAATAATTTTGAAAAGTCTATCCTGTCTCCCCATAGTGCCGGGGAAGTGTACGTCTGTGACGACAAAGTTGTCCTGCCCGATACCATAGTTACTGATGATATTGTCAAAATGGGTCACCTGCCAGCTGACTGTATGCCTATTGATCTGATTATACGGACAGAAGAGCTTGATTCCAATGCAACCGACACCCTGCGTTTTACCGTTGGTCTTTTGAACGATGCAGGGGATGACCTTGTCTCTGGATCTGAACTTCTGGTTGGAGCCCAGGCCGAAGCAGTTAAAACCATCCGTGGCGATGGTGCAGGTTTTCTTAGCATCACAAGGGATAAGGTCAATGACAGGATTTTGGCAATCAAGGTTACTGCAACCGCAGCTACTGCAGTTTCCGGGACCATCCGTGCAGCAATGATTTACCGTGCCTCTGATTACGGTGCGTAATATTTATTTTAATAAAGGAATTCATCACCCATGATTATGCAAGCAAATTTTACCAGATGCGGCCAGCCTATTCCCATGCGTGTGGAAAAGTTCGACTACCTGTTCACTGAAAACCAATACGGTGATTTTGTGGCAAGTGTTGTGTCTGAAGGCCACGTAAAGCACCTTCTTGAAACGGGCAATTTCAAAGAATACGTTCCTCCTACCATGGAAGAACTTAAAGCCCGTGAGAAAGAAGCGGCCAAGGCCAATGCTAAGACCAAGGCCAATGAAAAGGATGATGGTAAGAAATGATTTTGGAAAAGATATTAGCCCGGATTGAAACGGGCATCCAAGATCCATCCCTTACAATAGAGGATGATATTTGTCCTTTGGTCAATGAGTTTGTGGCAGAGGTAAGCCAGTTGTTTACCCTGCCAGATCTGCAAGAACAAAAAACAATTGAGATTGTGGTAGATGAAAATCCAACCACGCTTGTGATGCCAGAGACATTTGCTCATGATCTGTACCGGGTTTACAATGAAACAAGTCGGAAACAGGTCAATATCAGATCAAATATTAAAGCCCTTGAAGGATTGTATTCTGGATGGGAAACGCCTGGGATGATTCAGGATGTTGCTCTGGAACATAAAACCCTTTGGTATCGGCCATTACCTGTTCAGGATCAATCGTTGACTTTGTTTTATTATAGAGAGCCAATACCAGTTGAGTTTGATGATGATGAAGCCCTTTTAGACGGGATTCCTCCCAACCTTGCCAAGATCGCTGTCGATTACGCATTGAAAGAGCTGTTTGCCCTGGAAGAAGACGGTATTGATGGGAAAAAAATTAATACTGAGTATTACACTAATCGTTATAATGTAGGTTTGGCCAAATTAGCTAAACATTGTGAGACTGCCCCTAAACACACCCCGGTTATCACCCGGTCAGCGAGGTTTTTCTAATGCGTGATATTAAGGTCGATAATTTTGAGGGAATGAACAATATTGTCGTGAAATCCAAGAGGACCATGGCAAATCCTTCAATTATTTTAAATGCAAACGTAGAACCGGACGGCAGTCTTGCAAAACGGCCAGGGTATGAGAAGGTCATTGATTTGACCGGGGGCCATAGTCTTTGGACAGATAACAAGGGCATTGTGTTGTGTGGGGCAGCGGGCAAGGTTTATAAGGTCGTTGATGGTATCGCTACAGTTGAATTGGCCGATACAGCGCGGGCGGATGCTCCTATGTCTTACCTGGAAATATCCGGAAAAATATATCTTTCAAACAAAAATTGGACTGGGATGTTTGATCCGGAATTAAATTCTATCGTGGAATGGGGAATACCTGTTCCCGTAACACCGATCCTTACCACTGGAACCGGAAGCCTTCCTACCGGTATCTATATGGTTTGCCTTACTGCTATCAGCGAATATGGCAGGCCATCCGGTAATAGTGCCTTGACTGAAATAACATTGTCAGAGCCAGGAGGTATATCCATTTCAAATCTTCCTGAAGGCGCGAGCGTGTGGATGACAGATCCGAACGGGTCCCAATTACTTTATGCCGGGAATAGTTCATTCATCACTAATCTGCCAGAACATCCAGAACCAATACCTACTATGTGGGGAGAGCCGCCATATCCAATGAGCCATCTATGTTGGGCTTTTGGAAGGGTTTGGGGATCTCGATTTGAAAAAGTATTTTATAGTGAACCCTATCAACCAGAACTTTTCCGGCTATCGACAGGATTCTTTGACTTTAAGGAAACGATCTTAATGGTCGCAAAGACTGATCATGGTTTATTCATTGGGGGTGAATCTAACACCTATTACCTTGCTGGCACAGATCCGGCCGGGATGGTGCAATCAACCGCAGGAGTTGGAGTGGTCCCAGGAACTTTATGTTATGTCAGTGATCTTGGGGAGCTTGGAAAGAATGTCCCTGTATGGATAGGCAAAGACGGTGTATATGCAGGGCTGGCCGATGGCCGCATTCTCAATGTTGTAAAGAACAATCTCAGGATAGACCCACAGCAAGTCCAGGGTGCATCATTCTCAAGAGTAAAAGATGGTCGTAAACAAATGTTATTTTCCATGAAACACAACCAGCCGAGGGGCCAGGTTGTCGGATTCGGAGACTTGGCGGCTTGTGATGTTGTCAGGGATGGAATGGTAATATAAAAATTAATTTTCAAAAAGGAGTGTGTTTTATGAAGAAGTTTTGGATTAATCTCATCGCAATCGTTGTCGATTTCATATTGAACAACTCATTGGTTCATGCCATTTTAAGATTAAGGATTACCCCTTACGCTTTTAAAAAGAGAATCCTTGGATGGTCGCTCGAAAGGCTTCCCTTAACGTTTGAGGGTAAAGTCACCACAGAACATTACCGAGGTGGCAAGCTGATTCATACTCAGGTTGGAACCAATACTTTCACCACTGAAGGCATGGCCAAATTATTGAATATCATTTTTCATGATATCAGTAAGGCCGCTTCCCATATCTGGTATGTCGGTATTTTCAAGAATAACATTACCCCGGCGTTGGCTGATACGGCCGCAAAGCTTGGTTCAGGAAATGCTTATGGAGAATGCCAGGATGCCGATTACGATTCACCTTTGACAAACAGGCCCGCATACACAACTGAGGATACCTCCACGGCGGTTATCTCAAATGTTAATGCCAAAGCTCATTTTGTTATGAATGCAAGTATCACTGTTTATGGTGCTTTCCTTGCAGATGCCGCAGCCAAAACAGCCGCGTCAGGTGTCTTGATGTGTGCTAAACGGTTTGGTACTCCACGGGCTGTAATCGCTGATGATGAGATTTATGTGACTTATCAGATTACGTCTACAACCTCTTGATTTTCAGTCTTTTTTATATTTGGTATTGGTCCCCCTGTTTCCATCATTAGGGTGGTGATGGGGGCCAATTTTACCTCGGGCTTTGTTGCTTTAAAAAGGGCTTTATGTCAAACGCGATCGACCATAAAAATCTTGGGGACATCCAGCAGCATGAATACCTTGTTGGGACCATAGTAAATGTTTATCCGGAGAATGCTGACACTCCCGAAGAGTATTGGGATACAGCCGATGTGTTTATTCAAGAACTTGGCCTTAGCTGGAATTATGCCCCTATCTTTTATCATTGTTCTCCTGACTTACCGGCCAGGGATAATGGTTCTGTATTTTCAGGGGCAAAGGGGTTTACTGAGAATGATTCGGCAATTCTGCTTTGTGAAAAACAGACGGCTCAATCTGGGTCGCTGTCAGTTAAAAGCGTAACCGTTGTCGGTCATACCGATGGCTTAAAAAAATGTTCTTATAATTATGTAATTGTTCGTTCCAGTCTAAATCCCCTTGAATCTTTGGACATTGCCGATCCATTGGCAAACCTTACTGAATATTGTACTGTTTTCGATGTTGCTTCAGGAACTGTGGCAAGTATTGTCGATCCAGATCTTACCCCTGACCTTCTCCAATTTCCCTGTCTTGTATCAAAAATTAAACCCTTCTTGCAATTTGTAGAGATGTCTGGGGTTGCCTTATTTGAAGAATTCCCACAGGGAGACGATGACATTGAAATTGCTGGTGTTATTCCCAGTTGGAAAACAGATAGCGATGGGGCTATCATCCGTGCCGGTGATGGCGTGGATGAATGGTGGAACACCTATGATGTTGATGGTAATCCGGTCTTGAGTTTTTTCCAGGATCTATACTTTGGAATAATGATGGATGACGAAGGGGCCTCGAACGGAACATATCAAGACACTATGGATATTTATGCCGCTGGCTTGACCGATATTGCAGCATGGGCAGTAAGCCCGGCCTTTGGGATGGATTCAAGAAACTATGCAGTTACAGGGTCCGTAGACTTGGGGAGCTCCTGTATTGGGCCAACCGGTCAGCTTTCTGACAATGCAACGTCAGTACATATTCAAACAGCCTTTGGAGAAGATGAAATATGGGAATGTGCTGTAAATACATGGGATGGGATGGTTGTCGGTTATTGTGATTCAATGTGGAAATTCGTAAGATTTATAGAAGTTCCTCCAAACATACCTATCCCGGGGCTTTATGAAAATATTGCAAACCTTAACAATCAAGCCATAATTGGCATGGCCACGCCGGGTGCCGGTGGTTTATTGCTTACAGACCTTGGAGCCGTTTTGGCCGGGGAAGCTTCACTTGCAGGCATGGGCGGAGAAAACAGTTTATGGAGCTTCGGTCTTCTTAAACGAATCAATGAAGGCGCCTTTCATCGGACCATTCATCCAGCAATGACCGGCAGCATGGCTTTTAGAACAACAGCCATTCCAGAAGATGTGCTTCAAGAGCCCGTTTATTTTTGTGCTTTAAATAAAAGATGGGACAAAATTGACGCATGGAGCCGGTATGATAATTGGCAAAATAGTTTCAACTCAGCGTATGGCTCCTTTGGTGTCGATGTTACTTGGTGGTTTCGCAGCAATGCCCAGTCATGGGGAGCTGAAACAATATACGCGGATACGCCTTTGGGAAGCATGTGGTTTCAATCCCCTGATTGGAAAGCGGCTGTATGGTACATGTATCAATTAGGCAGTTGCTCCACTGTGGCCAGAAGGGACCA